CGGAAAAAATGCCAGCAAAACCGCCAGTAAGCAGAAACTTAAATAACTTCGAACGCAGAGGATACGACATGGACTCTCTGGAAGAGCAGCTGTTGAATTCAAATTAAGGAGGAATTATGGAACCAAAGAAAGTAACGATAAATTACGCTCTGCTCTGTAAGGAACTAGAAAAGCAGGGCAAGACGAAAGAGAAATTCTCGGCAGAACTCGGGAGAAGCAAGTCTTTTGTCTGCAATATGGCAAAGAACCCGGAACAGACAGAAGATTTTGAAAGAACCATGTGCTTGCTTCTCGGACTTGAACCGGGAAGTCTGGTGAAAGAGCCAGAAAAGAAAGGGATGACCGCAGCACAGGCTCTTACAGTAATCAGAGATGAGATTTTAGAGAATCGCAGAATCATGCAGGAGAATTTTGAGAAAATCTGGAACAAGCTGAACACCAACACTGTCCAACTGGAAAAGATTAAGGACAAGGTCAACGAGGTATCTAAGACCGATTATGACAAGGCGGTGGAATGGTTAAAAGATAAAATGGCAGGTGGGCGATATGACGGAGCGAAGCTGCTCATGGAGTCGGATGCCGCGGGAATCAAACGGTCAGATGTCATGAAAGCGAGAAACGAGTTGAAAATAAAGATACAGACAACCGGATATGGAAAGAACGCGAAAGCATGGTGGAGCTTAGAAAGGGAGTAAACATGAACAGAAAAAGATACGGCTTTAGAGTCTACAGGAAACAGCCTATCGGATTGAGACACGGAAATATGGATTTGTTTACGCGCGGCATCACAAAGCGGAAGAGAAAGAATAGGGTGAGAGGGAAATGACGAACAATGATCATTTGAACAACATAACAGGAGAAATTGATACACCAGAAATCTCCGCAGTCAAGATGATACTTACAAGAATAGATGAGGATTTAGAAAACGATCTGTACGAAGAAAACCGTGATAAATACCTGAATTTGTACAAGAGCCAAAAAGAGTGGCTGGAAAGAGAGGTTGAAAATGAGTAGACCAGCACACTTTCTGGATCCGTACAAATTCCAGATCGAAGAGATGGTAAAACTCGGATGCACGGATGAGCATATCTGCAGAGTGCTTGAGGATATTACCGGAAAAGAAGTGAAAAAGAGGGTAATAGCAAACAAGAGGATGTGGTTAAGAAAGATGGAAAATAAAAGAAAACAATACGAACCGTACAAGGGAGAAATTAAGTACATGATCGAATACGGACTTACGATCCAGAACATCTATGCAGCAATAAGCGAAGAGAGCGGAATCGATGCAAGTATTGAAACGTTCAAAAACTTTTTAAAAGACAATGATATGCTGCCTGAGTCAAAGAAACAGGAAGCTTCGGTCAAGGATATCTTTGGAAACATTGCAAATTACATGGAGTTTCACGAGGGCTGGGTGCGGACCAGTTGCCGGCTCAACAGGGCGATGTCGAATCCAAACCGGATATTAATGCGGAGGTATTTACAGTAGGTTATAAAAAATAAGCGAAAAATAGAAAGGAGCCAGCCTCCGGCCGGGGCAAGGGTATACCGGGCTTCTGAGAAAAAAATGAGAAAAAAAACTAAAGTGTGAATTATACAGAGATTCGATGCAGAATTATAAAAAATATGGAATTCAGCCAGCACAGCTGATTATTGCAGATGTACCGTACAATGTAGGCAATAACTTCTATGGCAGCAATCCAATGTGGTACAAGGGTGGAAATAATAAAAATGGAGAAAGCAAACTTGCTGGAAAAGCAGCCTTTAACTCTGATTTTAATTTCAATCTTTACGAATACTTTCACTTCTGTTCCAAGATGCTGAAAAAAGAAGATAAAAAGCCGTGCAGCAGAGGGAGAAGCAGTAATTCCCCATGTATGATTGTATTTTGTGCATTCGAGCAGATTCAGACGCTGATCAAAGCTGCGGAAAAGCATGGATTTGTACATTACATACCACTTGTATTTTGCAAAAACTATAGTCCGCAGGTTTTAAAAGCAAATATGCGAATTGTAGGAGCAACTGAATATGCGCTGGTGTTATATCGTGACAGACTTCCGAAATTCAGAAACGGAGTTAAGACAGATGAAAACGGGAAGAACATACCGGGCACAGGGAAAATGATATTTAATTGGTTTGCGTGGGAGAAAGATGGAAAAGAGATTCCTAAAATCCATCCAGCACAAAAACCAGTAAAAGTATTAAAACAACTGATCGAGATCTTTACAGATCCAGGTGATGTGGTGATTGACCCGTGTGCCGGTAGCGGTTCCACGCTTAGAGCAGCCGCGGAACTTGGGAGAAGCGCTTATGGATTTGAAATTGACAGAAACTTTTACAAGAGAGCGACAGAAGAAATGCTGGCTTATGAAAGAGACGAACAAATGAGCATAGAAGACTTTATTACGGAGGAATGACTAATGACGAAAACAGAAGAAACATGGAGTGAAGGGAAGAGAGTTAGAGAAGCGATAAAATTAATAAATCATTGTATTGATATCCAGGGAAAATGCAAAAGAATGAGAGAAAAAGAAATTAAGTGGGTAGATATAAAGGGCTTTGAAGGAAGATACAAAATTAATCAATATGGAGAAGTGCTTAGCACTGGAAAAAGCGAAAATAAAACAGGAACTGGAAACTATGATAGAAAAGAAAAAATTTTAACTCAATCAACGAATAATAAAGGATACAAGATTGTTCATCTCTATAAAGATAGAAAGGATCATCAGTTGCTTGTGCATAGATTGGTCGCTGAAATGTTTTTGGATAATCCATATAATTATGAAGTCGTAAATCACAAAGACGAAAACCCAGAAAATAATTGCTTGGAAAACCTAGAATGGTGCACGCAAAAATACAATATGAATTATGGAACGTCAAAATACAGAATTGGCAAGAAGAATAGTAAAAAGGTACTTCAATTTAGCAAAGATGGTATTTTAATAAAAGAGCATTCTTCAATAATAGGAGCTGCTAGAGAATTAAATATATCTGACGGGAATATTGGAGATTGTTTAAAAGGGAGAACTAAAACAGCTGGAGGATATGTATGGAAATACGCAATATAGTTTTTAAAGCAAAGAGAATAGATAATGGAGAATGGGTGGAAGGAGATTTAGAGCATACGAAATATGATGATGTAATCTGGATTGTAGATGTGCGTGGAGAAAAGTGTTATAGATGCGATTCAGACACCATATGCCAATACACAGGACTTACCGACAAGAACGGCGAGAAGATTTGGGAGAATGATATTGTTGAATGTAATAAAAGAAAAGAAGAATGTGGATTATATAAAGTCATTTGGAGAAAAGAGTATGCTGATTTTGGGGTTGTGCCTATAAGCAATACATGCATAGGACAATATCCAATAGGGTTTAGCTACGGAAAGACATTACATGGGAGAGATTATAAATCGGTCGGAAACATTTTTGATAATCCAGAGTTGTTGGAGGTGGAATAATGAAAAAAGAGTGCATAAAATGCAAATATTATAAAAACTACTATAAATCAACAGAATGTTATTGTGAAAAAGGTTATTGCGTTATGGATAAGAAATATAGGAGACGGAGTAAATGAACGTACTAGAGAAGATTTTAGAAGAGATTGAAGAACGTGTGAACATGGTTAAAAACATTCCAGTCAATGAAGATGATGATTTTCTGGATGGTGAGGAATGTTATGAAGCCGGAAGAATACAAGGTCGATATGAAGAGCTAGTATGGTGCAGAAATATAATTCGTTCCCACATGGACGAAGTTCTGGATAATAATGACGGTTGGATCCCGGTGGGAGAGAGGCTGCCGGAGGATGGAAAAGAAGTTTTATGCACAGATGGGAAATACATCTATTTAGTAGAGTATGATGCGGACTTAGACGCAGCGTTCGGAGAAGCGGATGGAATTATAGCATGGCAGCCACTTCCAGAACCATACAAGGAGGAATAACATGGACATTTTAATCACAATCGCATTCCTGGCCATTTACTACATATTGGTGCTGGGAACCGTGATTACTTTAAAGACAGGATTGGAAGAGGATGTAAAACTAGAAGGTGCGGATTACCTGATGGCTGCGGGATTCCCGATACTGTTATTTGTGGTGTTTTTGGATTGGATTGTGCGAAAGATAGTGAGGTAGGAAGATGAAAAAGTTTAAATGGAAAGAATTTAAAAATAAATACAATAAGATTGCGGTGCACTGTAAGACTGAGGAAGAAGCGAAAGACTTCTGCAAGCAGATGCACAAACATAGGATGAAGTGGTGTAACGGAAAAAGTTATTTGAAAAATACAAAATATGATGCGCACAACGAAAGAACATGTTATTACGGTTATGGAGAATATTCATCTTTAGATTTTGCAGAAAAGTGCAATTATAAAATCCTGGAATGGAGTGATTACATGCAGAAAGAATTTACCAAGGCAGATCTGAAAGATGGGATGGT